ATAAGAGAATTACAAACAGTTGCTCACATCCAAAATTTTCTTAAAGAATTATCTGGATTATTAAAAAAAGATGCTACAATACCAACTTGGCGTTACTTTGTCAATAGTGAAATTTTATATGGTACAATTACAAGTAGTGATGAAGATGAAATTGAACAAGAAGTTATTGATTGGGTCACGATTATACCAGAACATAACATAAACAATGATCATGGATTGTTTTTAAAATACTTTAGCCTTGGAGTTGATGATTTCTTTTCACAAATGCAAATATCAATAGCAAACTTACCTTTCAATTCATTCGAAGGGTACATATCTTTACCAACACAACATGGTTTGCCAGGCAGTACATCAAAAAAACAAAGTCATAAAATAGAAACGAATATGGGATTGATGCCAGTAAGACAAATTAAATGGACAAATGCAATATTTGATGATCCGAAACAATTAGCACAACAAATAAAAGAAAAAAATTATGTTGATGTAAAATATATTACAAAATACTCAAAGGGTAAAGTTCGTACAATTGTAGCAGCAGATCTTGAATTTTACCATCTTTGTAATTATATTGATAAATGGTTAGATAAAACAGTAAGTTCTTATCCTAACAGTACACTATACCACAATAATTTGGACAAATTTTTATTTTGGTATGATTTTGGTAAATCATCAACAAGGCATAATACATATAAGTTACCAATTGATCAAAGTCATTTTGATCGTAATATAACACTAGAAATGGTTCTAATATGTGTTAATAAAATATTATCATATTTGCATTGTTGTGGGATGAATATTTCAGAAGCAAATTTTTTACGTTATAGAATATATGAAAATTTCAAAAAACAGTATGTTACATTACGTAGTGGTAAAAAGATTCTAGTCAAAAATGGAATATTGTCTGGGTGGAAATGGACATCATTATTAGATACAATTGTAAATCATGCTGAATTATATATACCTATGTGTATACTGAAAACTTTTGACTTTGGAAAAGTAATACAATACAATGAACAAGGTGATGACGATAATATAGAATTGGAAGTAGATGCTTCAAGTGTTTATTTAATTTACAAAACATATACAGAAATGAATTTTGATATACACCCGCTAAAATTTTTTATATCAAAAAAACGTAATGAATATTTGCGTAAAATTGCTGAAAAGGGAAAAGTTACTGGATATGTTTGTAGGATTATTACTTCTGTACTCGAACCAGCATATGATAACATCGAAAGTTTTGATCAATATGAGAAGTTGGAACAAAGTCTATCTAATATATATGAATATTTGAGACGTTTAGATATCAGTGTTGAGAATATTAAAGACATAATTGTACTAGAATGTGAAAACATACTTAAAGATTCATCAAAAATAATATGGAAACCAAAAAGTATAGGTGGTTTAGGATATTTACCATTTGACAGCCATCAAAACAACCTTATTTTAAAGAGAAAAAAAACGACATTTGGGTATGCTAAATACTCAAAACAATTTAAAGGATTACAAAACGATGCATTATTAGATCATTATGATGGAAAAAAAGTATATGATATATTACGACCGTCTGGAAAAAAACAGTTCATAAATAAACTACGTTGGGAAATAATACAATCAGAAACAATAAAATATAATTTACCAATCATTGAAGACATAACAACAAAATATACACTACAACAAATAATATTTATTAACGATAATAGATTACATAAATTGATAGCACCATCAGACGAAAAAACAACATCATTATTTTTTGATAATTATATTAGATCACTTAAGACAATACAAGAAATTGAAAAGTACTAC